AGGCCCACAGGACGTGGGCGTTGAAGGGGATTACTTCTCCGGCGGAGTCGCCGGCGGGACTAAAGGGGAGTCCGCGCCCTCTGCGGCCGACGGCGCTCCGCCTTCCCGGAGTCCCGAATGCCCTTGCGGGACTTCCGGCATGGCTGGGCCGTAGACGCTCATGGCCTGCTCCAGCAGCGGCGCGATATTGCCGGGATGCACCAGGGAGCGCAGCAGCTTCAGGGAAGGCGGTTGCTCCTCGCTGGCGAAGCCTGCCCACAGAAACACGGTGAGCACGGTCATGCGCTCGCGCGCGTCTTCCGGCTTCGCCTGGGATTCTTCCGATACCAGGGCGCGAATGCGTTGGATGGCGTTGGCGCCCAGCTCTTCGTGCAGCGCGAGGAAGGCGTTCATATCGAACGCCCAGCGCCGCGGGCGGTCCAGGGTGATTTCTACAGAACGAACAGGGGCGAATTCCATGGGTCTTCTCCAAGTAGCGCCCCGATGAATCGGGGCGCATCGAATGGCGCGGTTAGGCGACGGTGGGCTTGCCGGAAATCTTGATGATGAAGTCGAGCGTGACCTTGCCCTCGAAGGGCATTTCCCGCCCGATATCGATGACCAGGGCAGGTAGCGTCCATACTTTGCTGATGGGCGCAGGAAAGGCGATGCGGTAGTTGGTCACCACGTCGGATTCCAGGTCGGTGGTGACCTGCGCGTGCGTGGCGTTGGCTTCGTCGTAGACCACGCTGATCGTACACTGCCCGCCATCCCGCATCCCGCCGATGAATTCCCGATAGTTGTCGGGGGAATCCACGTTGCTCGCGTCGAGGGCGTCGCGCTTGTGCCCGCCCCATTTGATGCCAGTAAGTTGGGCCAGATCCGTATAGATCCCGCCACCAGGCGAATTCTCCCTGCGAAAAATAACATCCTTGCCAGTAATCTTGTTGGCCATGCTCGTCTCCTTGTCTGCCGTTTGGCAATTACGCTACGGTGGGTCTGCCGGTGATCTTGAATACAACATCGCAAGTTACTTTGCCGTCGAAGGGAACCTCGCGGCCGATGTCAACGACCAAGGCGGGCAGCGTCCAGGTCTTGCTGATGGGCGCGGGGAACACGATGGAATAGCTGCCCGCCGTGTCGCTTTCCATGTCGCTCTTCAGCGCGATGTGCCCGGTATCCGCCTCGTCGTAGATCAGGCTCAGGGTGACCTGCCCGCCGTCCCGCAGCCCGCCGATAAATTCCCTGTAATTGTCTGGTGAATCCGCGTTGGAGGCGTCCACGGCCTCGCGCTTGTGGCCGGACCATTTGGTCCCGGTCACTTGTGCGATGGTCACCGCGCTGCGTTGAAAGACCACATCTTTTCCGGAAATCTTATTGGCCATGCTGTTTCTCCTTTAGGCGGAAGCCTCGGTGAAAGAAAACCCTGCGGTCACTTCCACAACATAGGTGTCGGTAAAATCGTCGTAGCCGCTGTCGCGCGTGTGCAGCTCGGTGACGCTGAGGGCGCTGATGCCCGCCAGCACGGCGCGCTTGGTGCCGTTCAGCGCCAGGCGGAGCTGCGTGGCGATGGCGTGCGCCGCGGCGTAGGCGTCCACCGAAATTCCGTTTTCGTCCACCAGGGCCGCGTGGATGGCGAAGCGCAATTGCCCGCTGGAGAGGTTGGGGTCCGCGGTGTCGCAGTCCACCACGTCGTGGTCCTTGTCGATCCAGGAATAGACCACCGCCGGCAGATCCGCATTCTGCGGCAGCAAGCCGGGATAGATACGGTCTGCGGTCAGCGCGGTCAAGCCCGCCAGCGTGTTCAGCCAGGTGTAGAGGTCTGCTTCGAAGGCCATCAGGCTCGCCTCGCTTCGCGCTCGATCCCCGCGCGCAGCTCACGGATCACGTTGTCCAGCGCCTGCTGCGCCTTGGCCTTGAACGCCGGCGCCATAAACGGCCGCCCGGGAATCTGCCCTTCCTTGCTGAGCCCGCTCAGCAGGCCACGATAGAAGGTGACCTTGACCATGGCCTGTACGTTTCCGCGCCGCGCGCGTTGCGCCAGCCGGCGCACATTGTCGCCGCGAATCCCGGAAATCTTGCGCGCAAAGGCTCGCCGCCCCGTGCGCGAGCCCGGATTCCAGCCTGTCTCCAGCAGCCGGCCGTACCATACGGAATCCTGTTTGGGCGAAATGCGCAGGCCCAGGCGCACGATAATCCGCGAGCCGCCGCCGTAAGAGCCGCGAATCCGCATGTCGGAGATGATTCCCTCGGGCACATGCGGCGTATCGTGCGGCTTGAACTGCGCGCGGAAGCGGCGCTGCGCCTCCGCGCCGATCATGTTGGCGGAGCTTTTCAAGGCCTTGCGGAAAATGCGCTTGTCGATTTTCTCCGGCAGCGCTTTCAGGTTGCGCTCCAGCTCCGCAAAACCTTCCATGTGCCTTACGTCCAGCGCCATCAGACCATCTCCCGGCAGAGCACGGAGAGCCACACGTTGCGGTTCTCCGCATTGATTACCGCCTGCACGTCCAGGTAACGCACCGCCGTCAGGCCCGGCGGCGTCCAGCAAAGCCGCCAGCGCGGCGCGATTTCCGCCAGGTCCGCCGCCCAGCGCAGGGTGACCCGCTTGGTGGATTCCGCGGAAATCTGCAGCGCGGAAAAGGCTTCGCGGCCGGCGATGTCTTCCACCAACGCGGGGCGGTCCTTGGCCACGTCCGCGAAATCGGTCACGTCCGCGCCGGTGGCGCTGCGCGCCGCTACCGTATTCGGCCGCTGGATGGTGACACAATGGCGCAACGCGCCCGCGCGATGGGGATCGGAAAGCATAGTCGTTTTTCTAAAGAGTCGTTTTTCTAAAGGAATGTTCCAGGACTTACTTGGAGCAGGTGGCGTCAGCTTTCGTCTTGGCGCGATGTGCGGCCACGGTGAGCCATTGCAGGTTCTGGGCAACGTCCCGCCCGCCGCAGGCCAAGGGGACAACATGGTCCACCTGATAACCGGAGCATCCACGAAGATGCGACGTCCCGACTACTCGGGACGGGCAGGGATTCTGCCGCACAAATTCCTTTTTCACTTTCGCGCTGCGCACAATCTTCCCGCGGCCATCCCGCGTGCAGGATTGGCACCGGGCAAACTTCTGCGCGTCCATTTCGGGAACGCCGAACACCGCCAGCGCCAGCAGAATCAACAGGAAGCGTTTCATATTCATTAACAAGAGCAATCTACGCGCCGCGCGCCACACATTCCGCAGGGCTCCAAATCGCTCTTCGAGCATTGCGGGCAGGCCATGGAGACGCGGCCCTTGACCATCGCCCGGCCGCACTTCGCACACAGCCCGGCTACTTGACCGGGGCGGGCGGCAGCGTGAGCGGGTCGGGAAGGCTCAGTTTTGGTTTGCTTGTGCATAGCCAGAGACAGTACCAATTTCGCCGGCGGCGCGACGCGGCATCGTAGGCCGTGCGGTAAAGCGGCACCAGCCCGTTGTAGGCATCCACCACGGCATCCCGCTGGCGCTCCGTGGCCACGAGCTGTCCGGTCTGGGCCTGCACCGTCTCGCCCAGCTTCACGGCTTCCAGCGTTTTTTCCTTCAGCTCCGTCTGCAAATGCGGAAATTGCGTCACCATATCGTCCGCCTTGCGCAGCACCCAGACCTGCTCGAGCGGCCCGCCGAGCTTCTGTTCCAGGTCGGACTTTACTTCGCTGTCGGGCAGCGCGGCCACGCGTTCGCGGTCCGCCTGATTGCGCCGCTCCGCCTCCTGCGCCCGCAGGCTGGCCTGCCGCGCCTCGGCGGAAGCATTCAGGGCCACCTGCTTCAGCGAATCGATCACCGCCATCTGCGCGGTAAACTGTTCCTTGGCGCGGGCGTCGATGCGCTCGAAGATGGCCTTGGTCTGCTCCGCATCCGTGGAGGCTTGCTTGTCTTCCCCGGCGCGCTTTCCCGCGGAGTAGATGCCAAAGATGGCGGCCGCCAGCAATGCCGCGCCGCCCAGCGACAAGGCAACCCTCGATCCCAGTCCCAGGGGCAGCATGGCTAGGTGGCCGGCGGCGGCGCGGGCGGAAAAGGATTCGGCGGTTCCTTGATCACCCCACCGTTTCCGTTTCCATTGACTGGCGGAAGTTCGCGGCCCAGCGCGGGAATTTTCATCACCAGCCAATCCAGGACGGAGTCCATACAGTAGCCGAGTACCAGTGCGGTGCCGACATCCACGGAAATGTCGCCAACGCCGGTGATTCCGAACTTGCCCAGCAGCGTGACAAGTCCTTTCGGATTCTTCAGCAAGATAAGAAACAGGCCGCAGGAAAGGACCAACCGGATCAGCAGGCCGTCCCAGTAGTGCGCAACGTACTGCCCGCGGGAAGTAATCCCATTCTTCCCGCGCAGCGCCATCCCTGCGCGCTTTAGGACGTGCACGAACTGCCCCAACAAAAACAGCAGCCAGATTGCCGCAACGTGTGGCATGGGTTCTCCGATTTCCTGAATTTGATTTGTGCTACGACTACCCGATCTTGTGGCGGACGAACCAGCCGGCAAACCACAACAGTCCGCCCGCCACCAGCGGCCAGAAGATCCACGGATTCTTGAACGCGCCGTAGGCCCCGATGGCTCCGACTACGAAGCCGGCCGCCTGCACGATGAAACTGATTTTGTTTTTCTGGCTCATGGCTTCTCCTTGTCCTTGGCCGGGGGCGGGAGGAAGATCCACCGCTCCAGCTTCCACCCGGCTTTAACCCACTCCCGTGGAACCTTCTGCGCGTCAAGCCAGGCCAGGTAGCGATCGTTCTTGGTCTTGAACCGCGCCTGCAGCGTGCGTATGGAGACGGGAATTTTCACGGCATCGCCGGCGGCGCCGATGATGCGCTGGATCTCGTCGCTGATCATGTCAAGGTCGGCGAGCAGCTCCTGAATTTCCGCGGGCACCGCCACTGGAACAGGAGCGGCTGCGGGCACGGGGATCGGATTAACTTTTCCGTTCGTGCCGGTTGTCGGAACCGGGTTGACCTTGACGTCCATTCCCGTCGTCGGCACTTGTGGTTTTTCCTGCGCGATAGCAACCACGTAAAATGCGTGAGAGAGCACCAGCACGAGTACCAGCAGGGCCAGCAAAAAACCCTTCACGAAATACTTTTTCATCTTCATTCTCCTTTTCAATTGCATGTAAACGCCAGCGGATGCCCGCCGGCGCCATCCAACACGTCGCCCTGGCCCAAGCCGAACAGCCGCACATGCACATATTTCGCGGCCGCGGCCAGCGTGCCGGTGAGGTGCCCGGTAATGGTGGTGGCATTGACGGAATCAATCGCCGCCAGGGTGTTCGTGGTGCCAAAAATCACGGTGACGGAATTGGTGAAGTTCGTGCCGGTAATCGTAAAGCTCATCCCGCTGGTGCAGGTGCCGTTGGTGGGCACGATGCCGGAGGTGGTATGCAGCGCGGCCAGCGTGGGTACCACGCCGGCGAGCTGCGCAGCCAGCGCGTCCGTATCCGCGCCGCACTGCGCGCCGTTGCAGGCGGTCAGCAGGGGATTCCCCGGCGTAAACGCGAAGTGCGCGAGGTTCTCGCTGGAGTCGCAGATATTCGAGCCGCCGCCGCCGGCCGTGAAGCAGACCAAGTCCGCCAGCGTAGCGGGAAAATACTTGGCGTCGGCGCCCGCGCAGTCGGTGTAAAAGGTGTTGTAGCTGGAGCAGGTGCGCCCCGGAAATACATTTTTTGAAAACGTGCTGCTCCCCCCGCCGTCCATCCCGCTCACAATGGCGGTGTTGCCTTCCGCCAGCGACGGCCCGATGCCGATCACCCCGGCCACGGTGAGTGGCGCACCGATGAAGTTGTAGGACATATTGGAATTGATGGAGGCGATGTAGGTGCCCCCCGCACCGCCGTGGGAAATCTCCAGACCGTAGCGATTGGTCAGAAAGGTGTTGTTGGTCAGCGTGAACGGTTCGGGCTGGCGCAGGTCGCTATAACCGTTGTAGGGATTCGCGCTGGCAATCGTCAAGGCGTGCGATTTGATGTTGGCGCAGTTATCCGGTGTCCACACCGTGCAATCGATCTGCGTGCCCAGGTTGCCGATGAGGCGGAAGTCCGTGGTGCGGTTGGGGTAGGGCGGAATATCCTGCGTGCCGCCGGTGCCGCTCCAGCGGGAGATGGTGGCCACCTGCACGGCGCGGCGGAGCCAGTTGTTTTTGGCGACAATCTGGTTCCCCGCAGACCAGTACATGGCGCCCGCGTTGCCCACGTTGGAGGAGGTGGAGGGGGTAATCAGAAATACGTTCCCGCTCTGCCCGCAGTTTTGCCACACGCCATCCAGGACGTTGTTATAAATCCACTGTCGCTGCCCGGACTTCACTTCGTAGATATTCTTCACGCAGGGGTCCAGGCCGGTGCGCTGGGCATTGGCGGGCATGTGGTCGCGCGAGCGATAGACAAAATTCTTCGTGAACTCCACATCTTGCGTCATGTTTTCGTAGACGGGATTCTTGCGTGCCAGCCCCCCGCCCACCGTGCCGGCGCCCACGTCCGGTCCGGCATTGGCGTAGGTGAAGGTGGTGGAGTTGGTCACGGTGACGCTGGCGGCGGTGGTGATGAAGCTCAAGTCATCAATCTGCCCGTTGATCATCACCGAATCGCTGGTGGAGAAACCATGCGCCGCGGTGGTAATGATGGTGGCCACATTGGCGCTGCGCGTAGCGCCGTTGTTGCCGGCGGTGGCGATCTTCACGATGCAACAGGGGTCGGCGCCGCCGCTGACGTACATCTCCGCCGGCGCGCCCACCAGGGCATTGTTGTGCACGCGGAAGGGCCCGCCGCCCATGGGAAGGACAACGAACTGGCTGTCCACACCCTGCGCGCTTTGGATGTCGCTCAGCCAGGAATCCACCACGGCGAGATGGTGGCCCACCGCGGCGAATGCAGCGCGGATGCCGAGCTGGGGATTCCCGTGGAGATAGCAGCGGTCCACGACAATGTGGTGCGGCTCATCGGCCGCGCTGACCAGCGTGGTGGTGCTGCCGATTTGTATGAGCGCACCCGATGTGCTGTTTGCGTTGTAAATTTCCAGGCCTTGCAGCCAGTACCAGGCGATGGCCGCGCCGCTGAGAAACACCGAGGCGTTGGCGCCGCTGCCGGTGCTCACGAACTTGGGCATCTTTCCGGTGTCAAAACTATAGACGGACGGGTCAATCTTCGTACCCTGCGCGGGCAGCGCGGCGAATTGAGAAGTGCGAATGACGATGTACGCGCCGTCACAGTTGTTGGCCACCAGGGAAATGGGGCTGGACTTGCTCATCAGCTCGATGCTCACCGTCAGGGTGATGCCGGCCGTGCCGCAAGTGCCGGCCTTGGCGGATAACGCGGCGTCCGCGGTGGTGTAGTCGCAGCCCGACGCGCAGACGG